CACCATGTCTAATTACTGTGTCCTCTTCTGCATCTTGTCCACACACACAACAATCCATCCCCTCTTATTTACTCCGATTCAACCAAAGATCGATCTCAGGATGATCTTTGCAATAGCAAGGCTGCCCCATTCCACATGTACTGTACCCAACAATGCCATCCCACTTTTGACACTCCTCCACGCATACATCCCGATCTTGAAGTGTCATAGGACCCCATAATTCACACTCTCCATCATAATAATGCACATGGATGTAATACCACCGACATTGATCACTCATCCCCTCTTATTTCTTTCTTGTTAAACGACACCGGCGTATGTGGGATGGCACTCGACAATGATGATCCCTGACAAATCGATAGGAAAGCCATCTAGGCTTCGGCATTGATTCCACACAGCGAACACACGATAGAATGATAATATTGTCACGCAAATCTAACACGTTCTGCCAACAAATCTCAAGTGTTGTCTCAGCGCCGCACCAACACCGACAATCCATCCCTCTATTTACTCTAAATTGCTCCCATAACACTGGCCACGAATGCAGTGGAGCCACTACCAAGAAACAGTGCTCCGGACAGAAAGGCGTCAGCATCTCCCTGAACAGCACCTTCCACCATGACAACACCCCCGATCATTGCAACAAGAGCCATTGACAAAATAAACGCGACGGGCGCCATCCCTCTTATTTACTCCACTTCCGATCGATCACAATCTTGATCAGTCTTAATTCCGGCCTTCTGCCTAATATGCTCCCAGCAGTACAGAGAAGAACACATCAGTCGATTTCGATCTTGACACTCCATACAAAGCATCGCTCGACACCAACGCTCATCGGCTATTTGATGAGTACAATAAGCATACAATTGACCATCTCGAAAAGCATCTCCACAATCCGAGCATTCTCTATTCATTTGCCCCTCTTCAACTGACAAACCTCGCACTCGCCCCCGCAAGATCGCCCCGATTCGATCACAGAGATACAGACAGTGCCAATAGGCTCGCGTTTGACCTGCTCGATCTCTCTCAATTCTCTCTCATTCTCATTGAACCAGTTAAGGAACTCCTTGTCGTGTCGCTTCCATTCCTCTTGCATATGTGCCTCTGCTTGAGCAAACAATTCGTCCATTGGGAGTGGAGGCCATTTAAAAACGATCTCGCGCACTTTTTCATCCATTGTAGCCCTCCAGATCAAGATCAGAGTGCGCCAATTTGGAATTTCCGGATGACACCAAAAATAGAAACTTGTCACGAGAGCGAAATCACACCCAGTGGCCTTTCGCTTTGACCGTTCTTACTCATTCTTACTCCCACGAACAAAATCAATTCACGAATAAGCCAATCCAAGATTCTGGATTCAAGGTGAGGGGCATTCTATTTTTAGAATCGAGAAAAATTTTGTTGTCGCTTTTTTGATTTGTCGTCGTGTCCACCGGAGTTGAACCCCCCACCTATCCAGCACGCTCCTGAGGTGCATTGGGGTGTGTGTACCCCTACCCACATGACCCTCTTCTCTCACGACCTCTTTTCTCGCCTCCTTTGCTCTATTCTCTCTTTTTTGTTTGTTTTCTCTTTTGTTTCCGATTTTGTTTGGTGTGCAGCCTAGCAGTTTATCGTACTTGATGACTCATGACTTTTTGGACCTTCTCCCGATGAAAAAGTATGCTTTTCAAAAATTGACATTTTTGCAGACCGAATTTTTTTCGTACTCCGACCGAAATGGCTCGTCAAAAGCAAACTGCCCGCAAGACTGTTGTCAAGGATGTTGATCATGTTCCCATGTTTAAGCCCATTATTCCCGCGCCCGACGAAGTGGCCATACGTCCTCGCGCCTCGTCTCCCAACTTCAACCCCAACAGCGAGTTTCTGATGGTGCGAAATGCCAATGGAAAGATCGAGAAGAAGCACCGCGAATCTTTTGAGAAGAACGCTTTGAAGGAGATTGACCTTACTGGAGAGTTTGCAGTTGCCAAGCGTTATTCTGGCGAGGACGAGATTCTGGCAGCCGATTCGCAAGAGGAAGCCAGCAGCGCCAACAATATCGCCACGGACTTTCAAGCCATTATTGAGCAAGGCAAGGAGAAGTATGCCAAGGCTGCCCAAGAGGATTACCAATATGCCAAGTCCCGTCGCGAGGAGAAGGAAGAGGAGGAGATCGAATCTTCCAGCAGCGAAGTACCGACGCCTCGCATTGAGGACATTGAAGACGAGGACGAGTTGAAGTTTATCCATGGAAAGGAATCGGCTGCCAGGAATTTCGGGATGACTCGCATGAGACTTTGGGAGGATCTTAAGGCTGGCAAATATGCGTCGACAAATCTCTATCTCTACGAAATGGAAGAGGAGATCAAACAACTTACTGCGATGCTTAAGGCCAAACAACCATCCATTTTGCAGGAGCAGAATCAGCGATTAGGCCAGCGTATCAAGAATCTCAACCTGGAACTTGAGAGCAGGAAGCGTGTCATTAGTGATCTTTGCGAGCGAATGTCTCAGATGGAACAGGCCATTGTTTTGCAGCATGAGTACATTGCAAAACTCAAGGTTGTTGCCAAGCGAGTGAAGAAGAACGAATGAACAATCACTTTCTTTTCTTACAAAGAGCCGAGCACCCCGCCTTCATCTCTTCTTTCATCTGAATGACAGTCGGATTCTTGGCAATGGCAGCGTACATAGTCACCAATCCCTCCACCAAATCAAAGCCCTCGTTGAGGTAATATTGCAACTTTGCGTGCTGCGCGACGTCCACAAAGCCATTAGCAGCAGCAAAGTCCAATATCTTCCCAATATGCGATTTGAAAAGATCAAACTTTTCCTTGCCGTGGATATCCATGCCTGCACTTTGTAACTCCACCCAATGCATGGCGCTCATCACCAGAACTGGCAAATCAACATGCGTGCCCTTAACCGGCATTGCCTCTGCATAAGAAACGTGTTCCATCTGACCCTCAATATTCTCTTGTATTCTCCGACAAAAATGGCAGAGGGCAATCCGATAATCCCCCAAATTGGCATTCCCGCAGCGGGAAACGTTGCCATTGGCAGTTCAGGCGGGCGATCACCAATTCATCATTGGACCTTGGAATATTGGTGCATTAGTAACTCAAGGGTATGACGGGAGTATGGCCGGGTTGGGGTGCAGTTGCAATTGGCCAGGCTGCTGTCGCGACAAATACTAACGCAATTGCCCTTGGTCGTAACTCCACAGTGAACTGGCTGGATCCTGTTGACGAAAGACTTAAGAAATTGGAGAGATCAGGGTATGGACTACAAATATTGCATACGATCTGATCGCTTTGACCCCGATAAGTATGTGTCGGTATCAGAATTTAACAGGAAAGCCTATATCATCGAAGACGATCATCTCATCCTTAAACGACAAGTCGAAAAGATGCAAGAGACAATCGAGAGGCAGCAAGAGTTGATCGAGCAGCAAAGGGAGATGTTGACAACACTTTGGTACCACCCCGGGATGCCAGGCGCAACGCAGGCGTTGGAGGATTTCCGATCACACGCGGAAGGAAACGATCAAGGAAGAGAAGATTGAAGTTCATTTCATTCCCAATTTATGCCTTGTGCCCAAGTTGGTCCATTTCTCCCATGAATCCCTCATTTCTGTCTGCATCCTTTGTTCCTTTGCCCATTCGCTCGTCTTGACATAACAAGAAACACAAAGATCACCACGCAGCCAATAAACAACCCCGCATTCTTTACATCTTTCTGTCATCTTTCAAAGCGACTGGCCCCCCGAAACACCTCCTCAATATGAACTGGAATGATTGTTCTATCATAATACTCCGATCGAAAATTAGCGATCTCATTCGCCTCTGTATGTATCTTAAGATCGGTAGTCCAAAACATCAACTGAGTGTCATCACTGAATCGGACAAGATACATTGCACACTGCCCGGCCATACCCTCCACAGTTTTTGACATATTATGGAGGGTGACAACCCGTTTACAGCAGCCCGAATGAAACTTGTCGCTCAAGATCGAGTTAGGGAGTTACGAGAACAAGAGGAAAAAGAGGCGAGGGAATTTGCTCAAGGGGAATGGCTTCGTTTGCAAAAGTTGATCGTTGACCAAGCTGCAAAAGGAGGATTTTCCATTCAAGTAGCGTCAATCAGACCAATTAACGAAGAGCGACTTATTAACCTTGGTTTCCAAGTAACAAGTGTCATCGCGCAAATCACAGAATGTCGGAAGATTTCTTGGCAATAAAGATTGTTTATTGCCACCACGAATCAAAACCAATCATGTTCTCGGCGTCGCGCAAAGCACAGTCGAATCTCGCTTCCGAAATCTCGTTTGCCAACCATGACGTGTTGGTAATGTGTTCACGCAATCGCTTCACTTCGCTCTCCATTTCCTCCTTCTCCTTTTGCAATTGCTCCTTCTCTCGTTGCATCTGCTCCAACTCCACTACCTTGACGAAATAGAGGTTTCGAGTATGAGCGAGTTCGTGTTCCGTTTGCGAAAGACGTTCATGGGTAGTGCAGTAGAGATCAAAGTCACGGGATCGTTTGAATGCGGGTCTCTCGAGTTCGTATGCGGCGTACGATTCAGTGCAACGCAGGTTGATTACAATGCCCTTCTTAGATGTGTTTGACATGACAAGCGTGATGATGACCCCTCAGTAGTAGTCGACAACAATTGGTTAAGTTAAATAAACAAATCCATAATCCATAACATAAACGAAAGTGTTAACGAAATAACGAAATCGCACTGAGTGTCATTTCTATTTTTAGCTACTTCCTCTTCCTAAAAAAGTTAAAAAGTATATATATTTATTAATCTTAATCTAGAATCTAAGATATAGATAATAATAATATATAGGTTTTTATAATATTTTAGTAGTAATAATAATGAAATTTCAGTCTGGATTAATAGTCTGGATTGATGAAAATATTAAAGGTTTTTTTATTTTTTTTTGTTCTATTTTTGGAACGATTAGATCATGACACTCAGTGCGATTTCTATTTTTAGAGTGATCTCAGATCATTCTGACTCGTTCTTAACTCTTTAAACAAAATGTTTGTTTGTTTGGATTCTGGATTGTGGACAGACGTGTTAGTAGGGGTTGTCTATTTGTGTGTGAGTGGTAGTAGTGATGGAACCCAGTGAGTGGGAGGAGTAGGGTGTGTATTCGATCTCTTTTCTCATTGTTCGTCACAGTTTCGTCTTCTCTTTCTCCCCCGGATGTGATCGATACACCTCCCAAAGGTAACGGTTCATCTACATGGCATGTGGGACGCCTTCACGCGCAACCCCGTACTCCTCGTGAACACTTTCGTCCTTTCGCGCTCAAAATTGCTGAAACAATCACTCTTCCGGAGGGGTGTTGTTTCATCAAAACTCAGTACAAGAAGGAGCCTGCTGGAGTGTGGGCTACCTACGCCTCGTACGAGTATCTCTTTCGTTTGTTTCGAGATCGTGAGATCAATTACGCAAAACTTTGGTGTCGAGATCAGCCCGTCAAGCCTTACGCTTGGTTTCGTTACTCTGGAGTTGAGAAACAGTTTTATCGTAATCACTTGAAGAACGCAGTGGTGCATCTTCGTGGAATCTCGGACGTTTTCAACGGAGACTTTGACATTTTGGAGAAGAAGGCCTGTCCTGGGGTGGAGGAGGCCTACGATCACGACGAGTATCTCCTAATCTGGAACAACAAACGTCACTTTGCCAGCACGGCCGCTCTTTTGCAGTTTTCTCAGCAGGTTCAATTACACAATGCTCTTCACCAGCATGGAGGGTTTGCGGGCGAGCCTGCTTACACTCCTCGTGCTGCTCTTCCTTTCCCGGGATCAGTTGACCGTTGTATGTTGGACTCTTTCGGAGATGATCTTCCTTCCGCTTATCCTGGATGGGAACCTATGTGCCTTGAGTATGCAGAGGATTTGGAAGGCTTCAAGCGCTGTTTCGTGACAGCAATCAATCCTGAATCTGTTGAGATACCGGTTGCCGGTGTTGACAGACGAGATCAGAATTATGTTTCGGTGGAGTCGCTTCAACAGGAGGGTTTCGCGGAGAGGATTCTTGGTATTGCTCGATCTCATCATCCCAGTTATCGTATTGATCGTGTGCTTCGACAAGGTGCGAAATTTCTTATTTCTTTTGCCATTGACGAGCCCGATTTTGTCGGCTTTCGTTGTCCTCATGGCAAGCACCACGAGAAGGGGCATCTTCAGGCGGTCTATGAAACCACTGGAGTGGCTATCTTTCGATGCATGAATACTGGAGAAGATTGTGATGATTGGGCAGTCGGGATGACTTCCAAGGCGGAAGCCTGGCGTCGCTGGGGTAAGACCTTTGCATGCATTGTTGAAATGTGTTGCAATAGACCCGACTTTCCTGTTAGTGAGGAGCAGTGTAATATTTATGGAATGCGCGAGTTGAAGGCCTTTTACAATCGTCGTTGTCCCGCCTTTGATTTTGACAAGGACTTTGGCTTTCACCCCCCTGGCGATCCTCGTCAGAAGGCTGTTGGTTGGAACTATGATTTTGTTCAGACTCTCTTGGAAGATGGTGGCCTTAATTCCGTGATCGACTATCTTAACCTTTTTATTGCAGTCCTTCCTAACAATAAGTTGCTTATTCGTACTTTGGGCTTTTCCTATCGCATGGAAGGACTTCATTTTCTTAAGGATGCTATTTGTGCTCCTCTTACTTACACTCTTGTGCCTGAGAATGGCAAAAAGAAGGAGATGCCTATCTTGAAAGAATGGCTGAAGTCTCCTCGTCATGCCGCTTTTACGAGTTCTTTTCCTGGGCGATTGGACATATGGAACTTTGAGAGTTGGAGTGAGAATGTCAATGCCCTTACTCTGCCTGCGGTTGACAAGAATCGTGCTCGTGCCGCTCTCCATCAAACCAATCTTAATGATGTCAACTTCATCCGTTACATGCGTGAGGCTGCGTTGACTTTTTGGGTCCTCGATGAATCCCCTCTTCAGCAGGAGAAGACTCGAGACCTCTTAGATGCTTGGGTTGGTCGAGTGCTCTTCAAGATTGCCGAGCCTATTCATGTCATGTGCATCTTAGATTCCAAGGAAGGTGGAACTGGCAAGTCCACTCTTGGAGATTTTCTTCAAAAGGCTCTGCAGCCTCAGAATGTTCATAGCACTAACATGTTTGAGTTTCTTCGCGAGGCCTTTAATGCCGAGTTGCATGATCGATTGCTTATCCGCTTTGACGACGTTGCCAAGGAGACTCTCTCGGAGAAGAAGTTTGAGCAATTGACTGCTTTTATGAAGCAGCGCATTACCGAGGACTTTGTGACCACCAAGGCTAAGTATGGCTCTAACTCTACCACCCGCAAGGTTATCACCAACTATTTTGGATGCACTAACAATGGTGACATCCCTGGTATCAATCCCGATGGCACAGAGCGTCGTGTTCTTATTTGTCCGGTTGGCGATCTGGAACAGCAGTCAGTTTGGCTGAAGAACAATCCTTTTGATTGCAGCGATCCTCTTTGTGGTCAGCAGTCTGGAGGATGTAAGCACAAGATTACTTCTGCTCGCCAGTTTTGGGCTCTTTTTCATAATCTTTGCATTGAGCAATACTTTGATGTCTTTGTCGGTCTTTGGTTGGAGGCCTTTGAGTTGCGAGAGGATAATGACGTGCCCATGCACCTTCTTCTTCAAGAGACCAAGTTGGTTCAACAGCAAAAGGAGAAGCGCACTGAGCCTGTGATTAAGTGGTGGAGAGATTGCGTCAATTTGGGCAGACTCTATGATTCACAGGATCGTCGCGAGTTGCAGAAGATTACTTTGGTTTTGCCTACCCATACTGATCCCAAGGTCGAGAAGACTGCCATTGATCCCAATGACTACTCTAACAAGTGGATTCCTGTCATGGCGGCTGCCTCTTTGCATAAGTTGTTTCTGCGTGCCCATCCCGCCAGCAAGATGACTTTGGAGGAGTTTGAGCGTTCTTTTGGACTTATGATGGAACGCATTTGCAACTTCCCTGTTCGTAAACAGGCCAAATGTTACCTGTGGACCTTTCAGCAGACTGAATTCGGAGATGCTGATGGATGGAAGTGGAAACGAACGTCTGGCGAGGCAGCCAACTACTTTGTTTACACTTTGCCCAAGAAGTGCCTGAAGCCCAAGGCAACTGGAGTGTCTGAGAAGGAGCAGATGGAGGTTCGCGACTCCATTCTTAAGTGGTCTGTCTCCAGCCATTCTCTTATGACACTCGCCACCTCTGCGGTGGACCTTAATCGCACAAGAACCGAGATGTCATCTTCCTCCATTTCGCTTTCGCAGTATGATGTGGAAGATGAGGAAGCAGTGATGTCAGAGGAACCATTGGATGGAGAGGCTATTCCAATGGGATTTGACGATGACGATGCGCAAGATGGGATGAATTTGGATTCCTATGAAAAGGATTCCTTCATTGCCGAAAGCGACGACGAGCAAGGCGACGCCCCGAAAAAGAGACGCGCGAAACCGGTGACCGACAATTCGCCGACAAAACAACACAAAATCTCAGACAAGGGGAAGGAAGAGGAAGATGATCTTCTGTTGTTTGATGAATGAAAAAAAATGATGTCCGAATTACACATTGGCGTGGAATTCGAACAACAGTCCCAGGCACAGGGATTGAACCTGCATCTCCCGGATTCCGCCGGTCGCGTTACCAGTTACACCACCCTGGAAAATAGACCGGGTTCCGCCCAGAGCCGTTCCACATTTACTGACACCCTGCTCGGTTCCCTCGAGCCATGTCTTTTTAGTTCTTCCCGTTAAGGACATTCTGAATCTTTGCTGGCAGCATGTCAAGAATCAGGTTCATGGCAACTGCAGTTCCCCCCGCCACAATCAACGTGTTGGCATCCACAGGCGCGCCGCCCACTGCGTACATGATAGCCGCACCACCAGCACCGTCAACAGCCATGAGAGCAAAATTGCCAGTTGGAATCCACTTGATAACAGTCTCCAGATAGCCCAATTTGCCAAGAGCATAATGAGTTAAAGCCACTCCAATCGCAGCACCGCCCACAGAGTTGAGTTGAAGGAATTTCTGATAGTCCATGACCCTCTTTGTTTTGACTGTGTGGAGATTAATTCAAATTTGTTTTTGAAACAAAGGTGCTATGAGCCTCGAACAAACCCCCTCGAAAGAGATGCAATTCGTTATGGAGGAGGATGAGAGTTCCCCGCAGGACACTCCCTCCACCCAGCCCATGTCCAGCCAAGAACTATGTGATAGTTTTGTGGTTGCGGACGATGCTTCCATTGAGTATGAGAAGCCAAAGAAGGAGAAGAAGGAGATCGACCTGGAGGCTTGTGCTGCCAAGGACGAGGCATTGTGGCCCGACGAGCACACCAGCGACGAAGAGGAGTACAATGATAACAAGGAGAACAAGGAGGAGAGCACGGAGGATGAGAGTGACGATGAGCCCTGCGATCACCATGACAAGTGTGTTGCGGCCAGCCACGATCTCTTTGACTTTCTGCTTCAGCAGGGATTTGTCTTGGACGGAAAGAAGCGCGAAGCTAAGGTGGCGCTGGCTGAGGCTGTGTGCGACCATTTCAAGCGTGCTTGAACTTCATTCTCGCGGGAGTATCTGTAGTTGAGGAGTTCTTGTGAACCATCGATCCACAAACCGTTCAAACCGTTCTACTGGCGTCAATGTTGTTTGGCCCCAACTTTCCCGCATCGTCTTCACTGCCTCGGGATCGTCCTCCAGAAGTAGATCAAGAAATTCTTCAAATAAGAAGTTCGAATCTTCTCTGTACCAATAGTCCATCCCTGAACGTGGAGTGTATCGAATAATTGCTTGGTGTCGAGCCCTAACAGTGTGCGACACGACAAAATCCTGTTCCCTCGCGTACTTCAGCAGGGTGTATGCAAAAAGTATGAGAGAGGGAGCATCGGCTGCTTCCCAGAAAAGAATGTTCTCTACTCCTTGGTCATACGAGTGCTTGAGACAGACATGATTGACGTTGACAAACCGAAAGGGCGATCCGATGATCTCTGTCACGGGCTCCTCTTTCCACGATCCTGGGTTGTACATCTCCACATCAAAACAGAGATCAAGAACCTCGTTAAATACAGAGATGCGATGTGTCCACCACCAATGTTGATTGGTTAATGGGACGCCGGGAAATAAATCTCCATAGTCCCAGTTTTTACACTCCCGCATGCCATCGGACAAGTGATCGGGGATTGTGTGACATAATAAGCGATGGACTACTGGCCAGCGCCGAAAGGCTCTGCACGTGTGATAGAGTTTGAAGGCTACCGATCTTCGCATCCATTCATCGGGATGGGAAAATAGTGCATAGTCGACAACAAGTTTCATCACTTGTTTCCGCGTCGCCAAGGGAATGGATGGATCATAAATGGATGGATCGGGAGATGGGAGATCAATTGTCTTCCAGTAAGGGCGCTTGGTAACCCTCCTCATCTTTACTGCATCAAAAAGTACCACGCCGCCAATGCCGCCACACCGATGTACAGATACTTCATGTCAGCCGCACGCTGATTTTGCTGGCCAGCCGCCTGGCCTTGTGCTGCCCCCTCGGCAACGTACTTTGCCCTCTCTTCAATTTTGTGGATCATTGACTTCAATGGGCTATGTGGTTGATGCGCTGCCTGCTTCCCCGCCGCGCCATTCAACAGTAAACTGGGATCAGACATCCGACACTCTCTTCAAGGGCTAACTCTTAATTTTTCAGTGGAAGAATCTCGTCTCCCACCCCTATGCCTGGCAATTCTAAACCCATGTAAGCCAACAAAAATGCATCTGCATAGTCATCCTTCTTGGCCTTCTCTGGGACTGGAATTCGCAGGTTCTTCTCTACTAACCTCACGGCAGCCTTCTTCTTCTCTGCCCTTGAGTGAGGGAGTTTAAAGTGCTTTGCCATCGTGTTGGGAGCAATGATCACTGACTTCCCGGGATTCCTTGCAAAGGTTCTGATCGTCGCCGCAATAATGCGATAGGCATCCATGATCTGCCTCTCGATCACGATCACATCTGCTTCGTTAATGATCTGCTCGTGCTTTGTGCACCACGCATAGATCGATCTCCACAGTTTCTCCTCGTCATACTCTCCTTCAAAGAGTGCCTCGTTTGCCCATCTCACGGGCTTCTTCCAGTCTCTCTCTAAGACGCACCAACTGAAGTTCTTGTATCCGGGGTCAATGCCCAAAGCGCGGAAGCCCACCTTCATTTCACAACTTTCTCGCGGCCTTTGCAGTTTCTGCTTGAGCTGGTTGTGCTGTTGCCGTGGCCATGCGCTGCTGCATAGTTGCGTCGGTGTTCATCTTGTGACAGATGGCCATCATGCCCATCATCTCCAGCAATATTCTTGCCTCGACGCGGGTGCTGAACCAGTCGTCCCACTTGACAGCAAACTCCTTCAGCAACGGGATCATGGGAGCCTCGGATATCTTTCCATCTGGCATCACGCGATCTTGAAGGGATTGCTCCGCGATCTTCCCGTAATGTTGAAGATTGTATGGCAGGACATGAAACTTCTCTTGCCCTTGCTCGACAAGCCCGCAAAGCACCACGAAACCTCGCTTCACCATCTCAAAACCACCGCTCTTGCCAAGTTCGTGCTCGATATCTGCCAGATGAATCTTCAACTCTTCCAAGGATGCTTTGGCGCCAAACGTCGTTGGCTTCTTGCAATGAACAAGACGCTCGGGAAACTCGCGTTGATATCCATTGATCTTGCGAAGAATCTTCGCCTTCGCGTCGGTGTCGTCCTCGGGAAGTTTGGTTGCCTCTGCAAACTTCACTGTCTCATCTAACTTCTTGGTGTTCACTCCCATCATCTTTGCGTCTCTCTTCATCAATTTCTCCCGTTGTTCTGCCGCGCGTTTGAAGTCGTCCAAGTTGCTGTTTGCAGCCGGGTCCACAAAGGTGGCCATATCGGCAGACACGATGTCAGGCGGAAGCCCACTCATCCTCTATTGATCCGAATTTATTTGATCGACAAGCGAAAGAAACACTCCCGCAAAGTCATATCCCTTCTCGATGATCAATGGATACACGGTGAGATCGGGTATTCCAAGAAGATCGCGTGCGATCTCTTGTGCGTATGCATGATCTCTTGTTTCGATCGCGCGTCTTCTTCTTTCCACTTCCTCGTAATCGTGCTCGTCGGCTCTTCTTCGCGACAGTTTGTCGCTCATCACGATCAAAGCAAGTTGTGTCGGGCGATTCATTGCCTGCGAAATGAAAGTTGCCTTTTCCTCGCCGACGATCGGACGTGCGTTATCATCTATCCAACGACGAAGTTTGAGGAACGTCATGTCAAACAAGTTGTACAATGTTACAGGAGACTCCTCCTCTTCTGTCAACTGCTCCATCTTCATTCAGATCAAGACCCCCAACACAAAAGCGGGAACCAAAGCGGCCATCCAATATGGCACCATAGTGGTCAAGTTCTTATCCTTGTTGGGGTTGGTGAAGCGCCAAGGCAAGGGCGCGCCGCTGGCGTCGTATGCCCACAGCGGCTTCCACAGTTCCATCACTCCATATCCAATCGCTCCTCCGACAATGGTCCTCTTCAACGGTGCTGACGATCCCTGCATCAACCCGACCTTGTCCAAGGCTTCCTCAATGGGATCAAGAATCACCTCTGCCACTTCAGTCATGATACCCCTCTTTGTCGAAATGGACTTCGTTTTTACACGTTCATTCTTCCAAACAGTGCAGTCAGGTTGTTGAGCGCGTTCGAGTCTGGTCCAAAAGAAGGGAACTGCGATCCAACGTCCCATTGACCAGTCTTCGCGGAGCCCGTGCTCGTGTAAAATGGGTTGTTCGCACTCGTCGAGTTGGCCTGGCGCTCAGCCTGCGACAGGTATCTGTAAGGTCCAAACAGGTTCTTCGCGAACCGTTTCTGGAGTTCCTTGAATCCCGCCTCATCCTTGGCATCCTTTGGATGGTAGCCAATCCTGTCCCATCCGTCGTCCAAAGTAATGCGCCCGGTCTCAAGACCCCACAAAAGCAGCAAATCCTTCTCGTTCTTGGGGCCACGGAGCTTCAGCAAGAACACGCGCAGCGCAAATTTGGCGCGCTCCACTGCGAGTCTTTCGCGCTGTTCGTAATACTCCGGCATCGTCTCCTGAAGCCACTTTCGAGCGGCCACATCCCCTTTGTGAAAGTTTCGACCAATCCATGCATCAAAATTGGCCAACTCCTCCAACTTTCGCTTTCTCTCCAGCCACTCGAAGTCCTCGTCGGTTGCCGTGACGAGACCAAATGGCGTGTTAACTCCACCGGGTCCGCTGGCATTCATAAGTTGCCTGCGGGTCAACATGCGCTGGTCGCGCTCTGGAGTGTCGGACTGGAGTCCCGCACGTGGATATGACCATGTTGACTGCGCAGGGTTGTCGGAAAGCGGATCAGGGTGAGTGGCCTGTCCACCTTGAGCCTGCAGACTTATGTCTCTCATCTGTTTGTTCAACGACCTCATTTTCGGAAGCCCTTTTGTTTTCAAACCGATTTTAGATTGCGACGGCCTCATGTCTCAAAATCTCGAGGATTTTGTCGGTGCTTGGTACTGACTTGGTTTGAAGCATGTATGCCTGCACTTTTGCCCCTGCGGATTCCAGGAGGCCCGCGCCCAACTTCACCTTTTGCCTGGATGCTCTTATCTGTGCTGCGGCCCAGTTTCGGCCCAGCATCTTCGCCGCCTCCGCCGGCACCTTTGTTTCCTGCACGGCAACTGCGTGACTTCCCTTCCCGCGTTTTGTGATCGATTTTGTAACACGGCCCTTTCGCGGTCGTTCCTTGGTTTCTTGCTCCGTGGGCGCTCTTCGCTTGCTTCCAACCTCCGCCTCGGCTGCCTTTGCCTCAAACTCCTTGCGATTGGCAATCTCTTGTGCATACTCTGTGTATGCCTTGCTAATTAGTGGCATCAATTCAGCGGTTTGCTGTGGTGTCCACTTAGCCTGGGAGTTGGCATTCTGAGCTGCGCGCACAAGTCTAATGCTGCTGCGAATCTTCTGGAGTTCCTCCTCGCTGAAGTAAGGTTTGCCCTTCTCCTCAACGCGCTGCAAAGCCGGCAATGAATCAACAATGCGACTTCTCTCGATCGTGTCCTTTGCGTCCACTGCGGCCATTGCTGCTTCGTCAACTGCAGCCGCTTCTGGTTCTCCGGGCGGTGCCGTTGCCTCCTCCACTGAAAACGAGGAGATGCCTGCCTGCTCGGCCGCTCGCATAAGTTCACCTTCCTCCAAAGCACTTGGATGAAAGATTTGCTCAGTGGGAATATCTCCTTCTGCCTCTTGCGCGTAACGAGCCTCCTCCTCCGCTGTCGCCCTCATCTCTTCTGGTTCGTCTTCCTCCATCGCGGCTTCCCCAGCACGCAGTTCCTCCATGGTCAACGGACGCTCTGCTGACATCTCCTCCTTCTCCTTTGGCGGCGCGCTGGGAGGTGCCTGCGGAGCCGGCTGCGCTGTCAGCATGCCTCGCAGTCGCTCAATCTCTTCCCTCAAACTCTCCTCTGTCTTCTCCATGGTTGCAATGTGCTTCTGATTCTCCATCATGTGTCGATGAAGCGTGGCAGCCATTTCCTCACTATCCCTGCCAGCAGCATTCTTCAGCGCCTCAATTGCCTTGGCCGAGCCAGCCAATTTGGAGTTCAAATCCTTGATCTGCACATGGTACTTCTGTTGTTGCATCTCCAGTTGACCTCGAAGGTTACGAATCTCATTTGCGGATAGTTGGCGATCCCTTGTGGCCTCCTCCAACTGTCCTGCCATCTTATCCATTTGATCCTTCATCGCCGCCTGTGCAATGGCCACCCTTGAGCGCTCTTGTTCCATTGTCACCTGCATTTGCGCAAGTTGGGCCGCTGCCTTTGCATTGGCTGCCTGATCGACAAGAGCCGGAGCAACATTCTCTACCACCGCTGGAGGCATTGCTGAGATACTGTCAACCTTGCGATTGAGTGTCTCGATAGAGCGTCCAAGTTCTGTAAAACTGCTCAATGTTCTACTATGAAAGTTGCTGACGTCATCGATGATCTTGCGATTTGTTCCTTGCAGTGCTGTAATCTCTGCAACCTGCTGCTTCAGCACGCCGTCAATAGTGCTGGCGACGCTGCTGGTGTCGACATTGATGACAGGTGTCTGCAATGCTGCCAGTCTCTTGGACCATGCCTCGTCGTTTGTCTGAATAAGAGTTTTCCAAGACTTCACAAGTTCCTCATGCTGTTTGCCAAAGCCTGCCTCGACGATCTTTGCAAATCTGTCGACGTCCTCTGCCCTTACCAATGCTTCGACAGCACCAGGGTGATTGCTCACTGCCGCGGGAACAGCGATCTGAGCCTTCATGTCGGCAACTTGTTGTCGGATTGTCTGTATCTCCTTCCATTGCGCCTGTGAATCGCCGACGCCCATTGCAGTGTCCTTGGCGAGTTCCTTCACGCGCGAATCAATGGTGCTTACAAACTCTGAGAGTTTCCCGTTGACCTGGTTGAAGGACGCGGTTGCCTGGCCAATGGACTGTGTCAATGCCCCGACGTCAATCTGAACAGATTGTCCCGCCGGTGCTCCTGATACATTGACAACTGGCGCCGGCATGTTCACCTTGATATCCTTAATCGCCGCAACCAACTCCGTGTTTTGGCGAGCCCATTCCTGGCGATTCTTCTCCCCCTCCTCCAGGGCAACCCTGGTCAGTTCCTTGGCCTCCTGTAACTCGCCTTCGAGTTTTCTGACCTTCTCCTCCGTCTCGGCTATCTTGGCGGCCGACTCTCCTTCTGTGCCCGTCTTCGTCGACTTCCGAAACTCTTGCTCCTCGCGCAGTTGGACAAGTTGTGCTTGAAAAGCCGCAATCTTTTCGCTCGTTTCTGCCTGGAGACGTTCGCCTGATGCCACTGCGGTTGCTGGAGTGGTCTTCTGCACAGCCAGTGTGCGAATAAGATCGTTGATGTCACTACGAAGAGCAGTGACCTCGGCGTCGCGAACACGAGCGTTCTTTGTGCGCTGATCGTCGCTCCTGGGTGGTGCATCGGCCTCCTCCTTGCCTTTGTCATCATTCTTTTGCTGCTGGGACTTCGCGTCGCTATCATCAACATTTCCATCTGCGTCAGGCAAGAATCCAGCGTCATCATCGTCCTCGTCTCCAGGTCCCTTCCCATCCCCTTTCCCCGAGCCCGGAGGAAAGCGATTAGCCTTCACTCGTCGAAGTGCTGCCTTCTCCGCGCCCTTGTCTGGAAGCGCGTTGTTTGGATAGTTGTCGTAAGGTGCCATCTCATGAGCAGAACCACGGGGACGACGATACTGTTGTCCGTCCTGTCGCGCCTCGTCAAAGTCCTTCCCAAATTGTTGCCAGTCCTTCAAGAATTCCGAGTTGAATGCTTCATCGCGATCGGTGGCGTTCACGTCTCCACGCACGATGTACTTGTAAAAGAGATAGCACTCGTTGATGCCAAGTGGTCGTCTACTGGCAAGAAGGAACAATTTGACACGGAAAGCCTGCATCTTTGTGGGAAAGAGACTGACATATGCCTCGACCTCCGGGTCATCTGTCAAAGGCTGCCTGCCCCATGGCGTCTTCACCACGTCCTCTGGTCGACCTCTACCACATAGCCATGCCCAGAAATCCTTCACAAATGCCTTCTTCACGTGCGCACCAATCGTCGACGCTTCTAAATTGGCTTTCCAGACCGTAAGTGCTCGCTTTTCTTCGCCGTCCGACTTCTCGATAAGGAGATCAACGATCTTAAGCATCTCTTTGTGTTCCTCGAGTGCCGTTGGTTCCATCTCCTTCAAAGTAGTCTCAATCTCAAGAGGATCGCTCCCGACCTTGTATTTGGACTCATCCTTGCTGATCGCACCACCTTTCGGTGGGCGGGTGATCGCACCCCTCCTGCTCATTTTGGCGCCGAGTTTTTCACTTGGCTGTGAATCGTGCCTGGTTGCGCGCTCGCTTGTAATATGCCTGTTCCCACCCCTCTGGCTCCACCAAGATGACGGATGGAAATCTGTCGGCGAGGGCGTCTTCTTCGCGAGCAGCAAAGACCACCAGACACGTCTGGGCTACGAGTTGCTTGTTCTTTCCTGGCTGCTTGATTGGACATGTGAATATCTGAATCTCCGATGCGTATGGATAAACAGATTCCCTGAAGTAGAGCGAGTTAAACACCGCTGGCACGAAAACAATGGAAGCGGCCCCGCGCTTCAGTTCCTTCTTGGCCTTCTCAATCCACAACTGTGCATCAGCAAAAGGGCAGTTGACAAAGCAGAGTTGCTCATTTCCGGCTGGCCAAGGTTCCATTAGTCCACTGAATCCGGCCTTCTCCACGGGGTTGAAAGTCACTGGGAAGTTTTGCGCCACATAATCGCGAAGCCACTGAGGGGTGGTATCCTGGTCCATTCTTACCCCTTACCTACCTGTAAATTTGAAAATATGAAACCAGTAACGTACAAATCTGCCCCCGCTGAGGTCAAGAAACGATTCCTTAAGGGCGGAGCCAGTCTTGGCCATATGGCCAAGAACAACGAAGAGAAAAAGACGGAAGATGATGACGGCGCCAAGCCGGAACAGCAAACGGAGTTGTTGGATGGTCCATTTGCCATTGTGGAGCCTATTAATACCATTGTGGGACCCATTGGAAAGTTCATTATGGAGCCCGAGAACTTTCCAATGCACCCATCTGTCATCCTGTTTGGAAAGCGACGTACTGGCAAGACGTTTACCTTGCGCGACATCATGTATCACTGTTTTCGTGATATCCCGTTTGGTATCTGCATGAGCGGCACTACATACAATGGCTTCTGGCAAGAGTACATTCCCCCAAACCTGGTGTTCCAAGGTTTGAAACCGGAGATGATGCAGAAAATCATTGAGCGGCAGAAGCGGATTATCAAGCGCTTCCAGAAGGAGCATCCAGACAAGGACTACAAAATGGAACCCTCCCTACGGGCCTTCATCGTCTTCGGTAAATGGTCCCGTTATGACGAGTTCTCTCTCCTCTCTTTTTGCCCAGGGTCCAAAGTAGTCGAGCATGATGTTCGTTATCTCGTCGGGCATGTCTTCCCAGATGACACTTGGACAGTGCCACTGCCAAAAGGCTGACGCCGTGAGATAGATGAGCCTTGCCGCCTCTTCCATTGCTCTCGCTTCTTTGCATATTTCAAAACATCTTTCCTCATTCTCTCTCCTCTTAGATGATTGCATTGCCGATCGTGCCGCCATGATTTGGAACAAGGAACTGAACGAATTCTTTGTGCTCGGCCGCCACCTCCTTATCTCCGTATTTATTACGACTCAGCACGTAAAAGGATTGGGACCCATGCTTCGCGGAAACGCTGATGTGGTGGTTCTGCAGCCTATCTTTCAGCACGAGGCCCGTATTACACTCGCGGATTTGTATGGAGGCTTTATGGATCGCAACGCCTTTGTGCAGTTGATGGATGAGATTGTTTATGACAAAAACCTTCCCGATTCAACCCCACAGGACCCCAAAAAGGAAGTGCGAACCATGTTTATCAATGATTACGAGAACACGACCAATCCGCAGATGAAGTTCAAGTGGTACATGGCTGAGGACCCTGGTCCCTTCAAGTTGTGTGCGCCTGAGTATTGGAAAGCGCAACAGAATTCATTGGACTTGAACGGGGGCTCCAAGTTGTTTGTCAACGATCCTGTCGAGGAGTTGGATCAGATTCAACGACTCCAAGATTTCCGCTTTGAATAAGGGGCTGACATGACCGACGAAGTTCGCAGGACTCTTTTCCACGCGGCTCTTGGGAGTGCTGTGGGTACAGCAGCGGCCATGGGATCGCAGGAGTTATCCAACATGGTCAATGCACAACTGTCTTCTGCCATGGGTCCTCGAGGACCTGTTTTCCAGGGGGTGGTTGCGGGATCAATGGCTGCGCTAACAATTCTTGTGGGAGAAAAGGTCATCAATATGATCACCGTGTTGGATGATCCGCTCTTCCGCATCTTCTACTACCAGACGGCTTTCCATGGTTCAAGTGCCAGCTGGGGCTTCATGCGTGCTGTTCGATCTATCCTGAATCAAGGTTTGCCCGCCAGTGCCGGGCCCAAGTATGCGCCTGGTCCCGTTCTCTCCAAGGAGCCGCAGAAGAACGAAGCGGGATGTGGCGGTGTTTCCTGTGGCAATCTTCGTATGTAAGAAGAGGGGCACAATGAATTTCGAGGGATTTCTGACAGGGCTTCATAATTCGCTTGGTCCTCATTTTACCGCTGGAGTAACAGAGAGGGGATCGCATGGACCCAAAGAATTGGCCGACAGTCAGGCTGATCCGACGAAGAAGAAGAAACCGTCGGCAACTGCCGCCATCTTGGGAGAGTCTTTGCTTTGGCCCGTTTACATGTCAGACCGGGAAATCGTTGCCCCAGCCGTGGTTTTCGGGTTATCTGCCTTCTTCGGCATTCCCTTTTTCTACCCTTTGACGGTGCCGGGGGCGAGTATTGTGGCTGCCTATGGGTTGGGTGCTGCCACATACATGATCGAGAGTGCTGGAGATCAGCCGATCAGTGAGATCAAGGGAAATCCGCTTTAATCAGAATCCGAACCATCGTGTTCATGCACCGATCGCGTGCCCTTGGGGAGTGGAACAGGGAAGCCAACGCAATACATCTCATATGAATGCTTGAAAAACAATGGTGCCTCCTCGGGTGAAAGTGTCAAACTCTCCAGACCGATCTTCTCGATGTCGATGAGGATGTCACGCAGAGGGATGTTTCTTGTCCTTGCAAATTCCTCCATGGCCCTGCGAAACTCAACCGCGTTCATGGCCCTCTCCTCAATTTCCAGTTCCAATGGAAGGGGCTGAGATCGCAGTTGTTGTTGGCGTGGGTGCTCTTGTTTTGTATGAGATTATGAATTCCTCTGGCGGAGACGGGGGGTTGCCTCCCGATCCAAATGCCAAGTTCAAAAAGGACTTTCAACCTACAACCCCAGTTGTGTTCAAGATCGATCCGCCGCCTTCGCCAACTCCGGTGCCGCCAAGCACTCCGGGTTGGCAAACAAGCACTGATTCATATCCCATGCCTATGTGTGCGATCAACGTGGTGCGTCCGCAAATCGCGTATGGCGCCTCCTGGGCGCCTGCGATGGCGCCTTTCAACACCAAGGAGAAGTGTTTGCAAGGGACTGCGGCCATGACTGCTGCAACTCCCTACCTGGGGTCATGGAAGAACTTTGAAAGGGATGCCGAGTGGGCAAGCAATTACACCAACTCTCCGCTTTCCTTCTTCACTGGGAAGGTGTGGACTCCTGGTGTTCCTGATACTGGGTGTTATTACACGGACAAGACAACTGGCAACTTGGTGCAGGGAGGATGCACCGGATGGGTGACGCCTATGGGGTTACCATCTGAGTGGAACTATGCTCCGGGTCATTAGTTTTCTTTGGAGAGAGGGCATGGCCTCAAAGGCTGCCTATGTGGCAGGATTTGCAGCTGCTGCCTATGGTATCTACTATGTACTAAGTCAAAAAGCGACAGATCCGGGCGCGCCTACCAAAAAACAGCCCGCCGGCGGGAGTTCAAATCTTCCGCCTTGTGATCCAACCGATCCCAATTGCGTGCCTGTTCATCTTCTAAACCCGGACGCAGAGCGGACTTTCCAAACATCTACTGCTTACTTCCCGCGTACTGGATTTTGTGGAATCAATCAGATGTGGCTGCCCCCCGCAGGCTCTCCGTTCGGCACGTCAAGAGTTCCACTGATTACATGGGCGCCTGAAATGGCGGAATTTGATTCGTTGTCTGCTTGTCTTGGTCGTCAGGAACCGAGGGACGCGGCAGCAAAGTATCACGCCTTTGGAAATGGATTCTGGGATTCGGCTGATTGGCCAACAGCCAGTGTTGTCTGGGTGACTCCTGGCCCTTATTGGGAGGGTGATCCTGCTTATCACTTCTTTGATCCATCCTTCCCGGAACCACCCCCGCATCATGGATGTTATTGGCAGTCAGCCCATGACGGCGTTGTTCACCACGGACCTTGTGGTTACATTATCCCGGCGGGTGGTCCTGATGTCTGGGCAAATGGACAGCCTGCCAAAACGTTTGCTGACTGGTGGGCCCTGGCAGGTGGCTGGTCATAGAATGGTGCATGATTCATTGCTCTGGCTTTTGAGGCTCGGGTCAGGGTGGTCGATACCGTAATCAATACACTTCCCGTTGATCAGTCGATAATGGGGGCCATAGCCCGCGCATGCCACGTCTACATCCCGAGGTGGCATGAAGTTTGGTGTGGTTGGATCGAGGCACGGTCTAATAAGATCGTACATGCCTGTCATCAGTTTGTCAGCGGGCAGCACATTGAAGTCTGTCCACTCCTCTGCTCCGCGGCATGACATGATGTTACTCTGGTTGTTGTTAGATGGATCGCAGTAGCCAATCTGCTCGGGGTCAGTTCCCCAATCCCCTTGAAGCATTTGATTTCGTACACAGGCGACCCGCAGTCTAAGTTGGTCTTCCGTTGCTCCATAAACCTCTCCCACTATGCTCTCTGCCAACTTTGACTTCATATTGGCGTCCTGACATAAACAACCTCCTGCCTCGATCGCCTCCACACACCCGTCTGTAAAAGCGCCGACCACTCGCTCCAGCCAGGCAAGGGGGGCAGTCAAGATGACCGAGACGGTGTTTGTGGCGGGAAGGAGTTTGCCAAGTATGGGTTCCAGAGTTGCGTAACCCAAGGCACCTGCGGCAATGACCATCCACAATTCGCCAGGGTCAAGATTCTGTGGCACAAGTTCCAAATCATAGAGAAGCGCGACGCCTGTGACTGGGGCGCCTACCGAAAGGAAGATGGCGGCGGTCATGCTCGAGGTGGTGCCGTTGTACCACACATTGAGGAAGGCGTCCCATCCATATGCATTGGCAAAGTAGTAGAAACCGAAGCCACCTAACGTGACGGCTGCTGAAACCTTTGACCATCTCCCTGGCATGAAGACAAGACCCAGGCCGGCACCGATCACTCCTCCCACAGTGGGAATGATCTTCTCCAAAGGCCCCTTGTGAGGTACACATACCTGCTTTGCATTGGGGTCCGTGTCACCCGTTCCTATCTTCTGATGCTTCAGTTTCGGTTCTGGGGCATATGGCAGATTGCCAAGATAATCTGGCCACACTTGTGGATTCTTCTTGCCCGCTCCATAAGAGGGGTCTTGCACGGGTGTCGGGGGCTTGTTAGGCCCACCGGGATTAAACCATCCCACACTAATGTAAAACTGCCAGTAGCCTTGCATCACCGTGTCGTCCCGCGGAATCTTCGACATAAGCAGATCATATGCCTCCTTCCTCTCCTTCACTGTCCAAAAGGGATTGCCGAGGCGATTGTAAGCGGCGGTCTTGTCAATGGGAAGCATGACCACATCATTCTTCATGGTCTCAAAGGCGTCAATGGGATTGACAAAGTAATGAAGATTCCACCAAAGAGCGCTCTGCACAAAGAAGTTGAAGCATGTAAACATATCGGGCTCGTTGAGAAAGCCATATCTCTTCTGACTGTCCTCCGTGTAATTAGATCGCAAGGCATCAATCAGCGGCTGCGGCGGGTTCTCTCTTTCGATGAGATCGTCCACAAGAATCTGACCAAATGGAGTGTCATAACGATAGTAAAAGTATGGCCAAATCTCATCCGCGTGGCCAGGCCACAGTCCGTCGATTCGCATAAGACAGGTCTGATATGCGGCAGTAACGAAAGTGTTCCATTGCATGTATGTCAATTGATAGGTTGTGTGCGTCCCGCCATAATTCGGAACCGAAAAGGTACAGTCCCAGCCCGGTGGACAGTCCACAAAATAAGCATCCTCGTTGAGCGGGTCGTTTGGCGTTTTGTTCATGCTCTGAATCCACACATTTGCAAGGTACTCGTTAATATCATGTTCTGTTAGGCCCAGTTTTGTGCCAAGAGAGTGATCGTTGGTGAGATTGATTAGATTTGACAGGGATTGTGCATATTGCGGGAGAAGCCAGGAAGGAAACTCTACTGCCTGATAAGGACCCGGCAATTCAGTCTCCGCGATGATAGCCTTCCAGATACTCGAGAAGACACTCATCTCCAAACTGTTTTTCCAAAAAGACAGGTTGATCAGATGGCCGCAGTTTTGCCTCTTGTCGCCATGGGCGGTTTTGCTGTGTTTGCTCACAGAAGGACTCAAAGTCCAGAAACTTCTGCTACGGAGGAAGACAGGCAGAAAGAACAGCAGCGGGCTATCATTAGAGAATATGGTGCCTCTGCGCCCTTCTACCAGGCGAACTGGGACCGTGCAGTGTTGATGGGAGGCATTATCAATGATGGAGTCGGTTTCGATAACAGAGAGGGAGGTTACCACGCCGACCCAAACTGGGACCCGTTGGAGGAGATTGTGTCAAAGAACGTGGCCTTGGCGAGTTTCGATCGCGCAGATGTGGAATTGGCTTTGCACACTCAAAGAGGAGAAGTGGTACCTCGCAAAAGAAACGCCATGGCCATCACGCTTACACCTGAGATTTACGACCCAAGTAGACCTGGTGCGCAGTCGGAGTTCTATGTAAGCAAGTGGTCTCCCGCCTTTGCAAACATCACCCAGGTCAGGAGAGGAGAGGCCATGATGTACGAGAATCCCGAAAATCCACACGAACTCTCCCTGCGCGCGTGGAATGGGTCGCAATTCTGGGATCATGCACCCGGACAGAGTTTCCGATACTCGGAAGACTAAATTTTTTTTGTTTTCAATCACGTCAATTTGACTCAAAGGGGTTCATCATGAGTGGTGCTGATCCTCAACTTCTGATCAACGCGAACACCGGCAATCTTGCCAAGTTGTTCACCAGCGAGCACTCGCTGTGGGACAACAAGGGATACCAGTCGACCAATATCTTTGCTGTCGACAACACCTTCAGCGCAAAGCCTGTCGGTACTCAAGCAAACTTTGCCGGCCAAGATCGCTTTCGCATTCGCAAGCGCGGTGGTCGCGTGCATCGCACTTGGCTGCGCACGCAGATTTCCGCCGGTGTGGTGGCCGGTGCCAACCAAGCCGCCTACGTGGATGACCTGGGTCAGCTCATGCTGGCTGGCGTTCGCGCCGAATATGCGTCCAAAAACCTCCACGAGTACCGCGGAGAGATGTTCAAGGCGTACTGCCGCCTGATGTACCACGACATCAGCCGCGAGGCGTACAATGCCATGCAATTCGCTGGTCTTCCCCCTGGTCCCGGTGGTTCGGAGGCAGTGAGACAGGCCAATGTGTCTGCGGCCACCACCGTCTACGTGAATCTTTCCTGGTTGTGGTGGACGCGCTTTGAGGACTACGCCCTGACCCCTGAAGGCCTTGCCTCTGAGTTGGATTTGGTCGTGACCTATGCTCCTTTGGAGCAACTGGTGTATGCGCGTGTCATTGCCACGGGATTGACGCCCGCTGTCGATCCCTTCACCACGCGCCCTGCCATCACTCTCTCTGAGTTGTTTACTCAGTTGATCCACGTGCCTGGCCCCGAGAAGTCCATTCAGTTGGCGAGTTTCGAGCAGCGCCAGGGTCAATTGTTCAAGATTCTCGATGCCGAGGAGCAGTTGAAGATGCCCATGCCCGCCGCGGCTGGTGTCTACTCGTTCAAGTTGGACAACTTTCGCCTGGACTCGCAGTTCATCATGTTCTACGTGCGCACGACTGACATTGATACTGCGTGGAAGGTGGATCGCATGCAGAGTGACCCCACTCCGTCGATTCTCCCCGCCGCTGGTGTGACGCCTGTCAATGCCCTCCAGGCCATCACATCTTTCCGTCTCATTGCCAACGGAAAGCCCATTGTGGACCCTGTGACGGACATTGAGAACCGCGCGCACCATCGCGACATCTACTTCCCCGGCTCGCAGATTGCTGAGCCCATCTACTTCATTCCCTTTGCGTGGCTCCTGCGCGACGCGAAGAACGTGACGGGCTTCCAGAACCTTGCCAATCTCGGAAACCTGGAGTTGGAGTTGACGGTGCCTGTAAGTGCCACGACGCGCTACGTGGACGCCTACAACATCTGCGACAACATCGTCCAGCAGAAGAAGGGTGACATTATCAAGGCGCTGCGCTGAGCAAATACAGAGGGCTTAGTAATGGATTCTCTGGGCTCTCTTAGCGCTGTGCAGGCGGCGGGACTTCTCACGGCCATTGAGGTGGTGGGTGATACAGCCGCAAAACTGGGAAGCAGTGACACCCGCTTCTTTGATGGAAACAATGGCCTTGTGACTTACGGCAGTTACATGGCACTCGCCTGGACGTTGCAAAAGGTTCTCCCGCAAAATAGCATTGCCGTGACAAATGCTTATTGGAATGCAATGACCAATGTTACACACGTGCTTATTGGTTCTCTTGCATTTGGAGAAACACTTTCCAGCCGGGATTATCTTGGAATTGCTTTGATCACAGCGGGTATTCTTTTATTAAGAGACTCTAAGTGAGGGTCATGTGCGGGGAAATCCAAGCAAATCAATACAAACAAGTGGTCAATGTTCGACTTACTACCAATGGAGCGGAACAGACCATCATGCTCAACAAGCAGTTAGTGAACGTGGAGGAAATTCGATTGTCGGAAGTCCTGGCTGTGAACTGGAATGGTGCTGTTAGTGCTGGTGCCTATCTCGATATTCAAGGTCCTCAGGTGAACAGCATTTCCTTCTCCGACAACAGCCGACCGGGTTCCTTGGTGCTCGTGGATGTTAACAATCCACATGCTGTCTATGGCAACAAACTGTTGGCCGTTTCGCAGTTGGGAACTGTGAATTCGTTTCGGGTATCACTTACACTGGCCTCTGGCGCGCCTGTTACGTTTACCGAGTTGTACCTCATTTTGACGTTCGTGTGCCGCTCGCCCGTGGATGGATCTGCTGCTGCAAGGGCGTTTACCTCCGCGCTGGATATCCCGCAGATGAAGGGACCCGATCCTCGCCAGACTTTTTTTTGATAAAATCCCGCGGAAGTCAAAGGGTTTCTGAATGAGCAAGAAGGAGGTGAAATTCATGGCCACGGATAAGAGCGCTGGTGCCGTTAAGGCGAAGATGGACAAACTGCATGCCGAGGCAGAGCCCAGTCAAACTCAAGTCGCGGGCAGCGATGAGAGGACAGACAAGGACCTCAAGACCCCGCGTCAGACGGGAGTGATGGACGAGCAGTTTCCCACTGCCGACCTGGATGCCACGGAAGAAGGCGATGAGCTTATGGCCACGAAACTGTCGCTGACGGACAATATGGGACGCACTCCGTTTGGGCAGTTGATTGCAAAGGACAGCGATTTTGACTGGCTTGACAGAAAGCGCCAGGCCGAGGACGAGGCCAATTTCCAGGCTTGGTTTGCTCAGAACTATGATTACATGGCACCGGAACAGAAGGCAGTGGCACGTCGTCTTTGGCCCAACTTCTACGAGCAGCGCCAGAAGATGCTGGAAAAGAATGTGCAGATGCAGCAGAAGATCGCGGAACTGAAGTTGCATGGACCTCAAAGCAAGGAGGATCTCATGCTGCAATACGCGATTGAGTCTGGCTACATTCCTGCAGACCCCTTGGAGAACGTCCTTCATCCCGAACGAATGGCCACGGCAAAGGCAAAGGCCGCACGTCAGCAGCAGTATGTACGTGGACTTTTGAATCCCAAAGCGCGTACAACGCGCGGCGGAGATGTGAATTCAAGGCTCCAAAACGCGTACAGACTTAGTGGCTATCCCGCCGGAAATGTCCCGGGAATGCCTTCCCTCAGCGGAACTTTGCATAGTGACAAAGGTGCCATGGGATTCTCTACCAGCAACTGGCCCGTTTCCGATGCTTTCAGGGGTCAGCGTCTGCCAAGGAATATGGAGTTTGAGGCAGGCGAATATGGGCGCGGTGCGTTGCCTTCAAAATGGGGTGCGCCCTCAGCGGCTCCTGCAGCGGCTCCCGCCCCCGCAGCGGCTCCCGCCCCCGCAGCGGCTCCTGCGGCGAATCAATGAACTTTCATTTCCTTGCAATGTCTGCCCATCTTCCAATCTCATCTGATGGCTGAGAAAATGTGTAACTGTGTGTAATCATCCATTCATGATCCCCTTGTGCCAAGCCAATGCTATCGGTCCAAAACCTCTTAGGAGCCAGCGCGCGTTGTTTCCTGGAGGTCACTTCATGATCAAAGACCTGCTCTCTCTGTGTAATCCCGCCCACCACTGAATTCAAATCAGGATCGGGATAGATTCCCGCCACATCCATGGCATGAGGTGTCTTAATGACATATGATCTTAGCAACATGTTAAACCCCTTGCAATCGTTCCAACTTTCAATGGAGGGGTTTACTTATGTTCTGATATTCTTTCTATGCTGCTTGTGCGTTGAATTATGGGCAGCAATCTCGCGATTTGTTGAAGGACCCGTCTTTGCCGCGTGGAGAGTTCGTGCTCTTTTTTACATTGTCGATCGCTGGTGTTATGTGTGGAGTCTGTTTGGCTGGGGTCATCCTGCGCGGGTTGTCAGTCCTCCGACAAAGCGGAGACTGTTAGACGATATCAATAAACTTTGAATATCGGAGGGCCACAATGGCGGCAATGGAACCAGTGGAAGAACAGCGTCCTCGCAAGACGCACAGCATTGCAATTGAAGGGTTTGATGGAAAGACCGAGATTGTGGAGGCAGACGAGTTGCGTGTCTGCGTTCCCACAAAAGAATGCATCCAATTCTGGGCGACCATTGTTGCGTGCTTTGTGGTGATCGGGCTGGGAGTCTTCTTCATGATCTTTCAGGGCCCAACCAGCGCATATTACTCAGTCGGACTCGCTATGATCGGACTCGGTTCCGGCGTCCTTATCCCCGGTACGTTGCCTCTTTTCCGGTACTTTGATAACATGCAGCAGGCCCCAATTATGGTATCGTGGCACCGCCAAGGCAGACCTAACTCGCGCCCAAAAGTTGGGATGACAACATAGCGAATCCAATCCAATAGGTGTCAAGTCATGGGTCCATCTTCCTGTCGTCGGTCCTCGCCGTATTAGAAAGTCGCCTGTCTCCATTTTCAGAAGTCGCGTCTCGAATTCAATGCATTTCATAAGCATTGAGTGAAGGTAACGGTTCTGAAATTCCGCCTGCGCAAGAAAACGCTGCCCTTGCAACCAGAGGGTTTCCTGCTCAAAGACAAAGCGTTTCAAATATCGGCGCCACACAAATCTACACAAATCTCTGTGCAGACCACGACATTTCAGGGAATAGCATGTCCAAAACTTCAGATCAGAGGCCGAAAAGACCAGTGGTGGAAGTAGAATTCGTTCAGACGGAGACGTATGCGCTGATCGATAACAAAAGCCGGCCTGTCTCTCGAGGCGTGGGTGTGAACTCATCGCAGTCAGAGCCCACTGTTGACAATTCAAATTCTGCTCCGCTGGATTCAAAAAACCTATTACTTACAGAGGAGGAAGAGGAGCTTAGCGCTGCTGACGAATCGCAAAGTTTTCTTGTTGGTGCTGTGATCGGTCTTGGATTGATAGTCGGAGGTTACTATGCGTGGCGATGGTGGAATATGCCTCCTCCGTTAACCAAATGAAATTTAGCATAATGGAGGAATTGATTAACGCACATGGACAGAATGTGCTTTTTAGCAACTTTCTGTTAACGATCAGTACAAACGTGGTGCCCGTCAACGACCAAGAACGCCGCGCGGTCGCGCAGTGGTTACGAGACGAAGCAAACAACCTGTTTGACGACCTGGCGATGCTGAATGGGACTGTATTGAAACCCGCAGGATCGGCCAACGAGGAGAAGGCGGTCTTTGACGACGATAATCCCATCGAGCGCATTCGCAGCCGTGTTTCTCTGGAGGCGGGTGATCAGCGAGGTCAAATGCACATGCATGTATTGATAGAAGTAGCACATCTGCGTCAGGAAAGCCCAAATGGCTGGGGGAGCACCGGAGTACATGTCAACGTGAAGGCCCTGCGAGACTATCTTAATGGTCAGATTCACTTAATGGGCATTGCGCCGGCAAGGTTGCCTCAGAAGATTTATGTCAACTCGCGTCTCATCACCTCGCGCGACAACCCTTCTGCAAAGTGGCTGACATTGGCATATCTTAACAAGCAACGCGACCATCCAAGCAATGGGCAGGCGCCGCGCAATTTGGTGGCAGATCGCCTTGCTGCCCCGGCTGAAGAGCAGAACATTCATCGTGCTATGGTGCAATCTGACGAAACATTTGTGAAGACTTATGGGAGAGGCGACAATGTTGTTTCGGAGTCGCAAAATGATGCCGCTGTTGCAGCCGCGAATCCTGCGCAGAGACCAGAAGACACGCAAGCAGCCGAAGGTATGCCAGGATTTGACAATGACGAACCTGTGCAGCAACCTATGCGGTTTGCTCCCGCGCGTCGCGCCAGGAAGCCCATTGGCGCTGAGGAAAGCACCTCGAGTTACACAGGGGGCGAGTTGAATGTCAACACTGTATGGAATCGAGCACAGCGCAGGAAGGCCAGACGCGAAAAAGAAAAGGAAGACGAGTAGAGGGCCACTATGGAAGCAGAGGAAGGTGTTTTGCAAGCATTCATGACCAAGCGCGGCTTGATGACACTGGGCGCATTGGCGGGAGGCAGTGCACTTGGGGGCAGTCTTGCAACCAGCGAACCTGTGATGGATGTACTGTTATCTCTCCAAGGCAGCGGAGGAGTGGTGCTTGGCTATGTGGCAGGCACAATGGCGATGCCCGCTCTCTACAATTTCAAATTGGGCAAGGATGGCCGACCGGAAGATAGCACGCCAGGATGGGTTTACTATCTTCCTTGGATTGGAGCCGTTGCCGTGCCATTGATCACTGGCGGCACGTTTGACAGGGGTCTTGTGGGTCTTCTGGCCGGAGCAAAGATCGCAACTGTTTTTGTTTGAATGAGGGGCAGAACGCTGCCTGAAGTAAAGAACACCAAGAGCATATTCTCTGGGCCCGTAACATATGCCGCACTCGGAGATGAAAGTGTTGCTGCACACTTTGTTCCCCCGTACTCGACAACCGAGACCCCACCCAGCGGACTTGGTTACACGGCTGCAGAGGATAGACAGTTTGCAACGACGGTGGGAGACTATGGCCCGGCCATTGGATGGCAAAGGACGGGATGGAAACCGTTATGGAACGAAGCACACATAGTGTTGGCCAACAAGAAACTGGAGCACAATTTGCACACCCTGACGCCGCACAGCAACTGGGAGAACGTCGCCCTGTTTACTCCTCATTTCACCCGTGCACCGCCTGCCTCTTCATGGACGCTGCCAACCGAGCCTCCATCGTTCAAATGATAGGCAGGTATGCCCGTCGATAGTATTTTGTCTTCCATTTGACCTCCTTCATGTAATACTCCAGACACATGACAGGCTGCGAACAGACTGTAAGTGGCACCGGGTCTCGGATTGGATAGATTACAATGAACAACTTAAATGTGCTGTTCCAGTGTTTGCTGACAAGTCTCAGATTGCATGCAATCTGACTTGAATAAATCCAGTAGTAAGGTCGTCGACAATATGGGCATTCCTCCCGTTCAGGATTATCCTTTGTGTCTATCATCATTCGAAATAGTTTTGTTAGCCAGGGTCTCGGAGGTCGTTCCCAAGAGAGAGACATAATGCTTTTGGTCGGGTTTGTCGGTGCCACCACTGGATTGGTTTTGCTGCAACAACACAATATGCGTCAGCAGTATCGGGAGATGGAGAAAAGAGCGCCTGCTGTTCAGCAGGCAGCCAAGGCGGCCAGTAACCTTCAGATGCACACGGGTATCTATGGGGACATTTCGCAGGTGATCCACCTGCTTCAGGAACCAGGGATGATTGTGTACGAGGAGCCAGACACGGACCTGAGTGGTATGCCCTTTCGATGGCTACACCTTAAGACGGGAGGGATTTACAGGTGCTACGACACAAAAAATCCCAAGGTTTTTGTTCCAAAGTAAAGGGCCATGAGTTTCGGGTCTTCTTTGATCTTTGCGGATAGCGCTTTGAGTAACATGGATGCATCGGCCTATGCGGGTCTTTCTTCGGTTCCGACGACGCATCATTTGGAGAGGTTGAAGCAGCAAGCACATCCAAAGCCCTGGTGCGACAAGTGTCTATGGATCATCGGAGGGGTGATTGTGATCTGGGTTTTGACTCGATAAAATTCCGATTGGTTGAGGGTCGAAATGAGTTCGTCCACCATGACCGCTGGTCAGTACATCGCAGACTTGGTTGCAGTCCAAGGCCTCGGAATCGCAACGGTGGCGGCGGTGGGAAGTGCTCTTGTATTCAATGCCGATATGGCAGAGGCGATCAGTTTTGGCGCAGTCGCATCCTTGGCGACCTCCGTGGGAGACTGGGGGTTAACAGTTGTCGGTTCTTTCACTAACCTGGAGACCTACATGCCCTTTGAGCACAGTGCCTACCTGGACCCCATGGACTTTTTGGCTGGAGGTCTGACGGTGGGGGCCTTTCAGTACCTGATTACCGGCGTGTCGGGTCCCGATCTCTACAAGGCCATGGCAGTTGGTGCTGTCGCCGGTGGGACGGGTCGCAAGTTGGCCGGGTATCTTCACAATTTGGCACTCGGAACCACTGGTCATCCCGGCTCCAAAGGAGCAACTCAAAACAATTGAGATTCAAGTTTTTGAGTAATAGAAGCACAGAGGTCGATTGCCGAGTATAGAGTAATGTCGTCTAACCTTACACTCACACACGAAGTTGAATTTGAAGCCGTTACCGTTTGGTCGCTTGTCGGAGAGATAAGCAAAAGTGTTCAAGCAGAACTCCGAGCGTCCATCGATGAAAGTGATCAAGATGATATCGCGTTTCTTCGAAAGCACCTCGCTACGTATTACCCACCCATTTTTGCCGCCTGCGATGCCATTGAACAGGTCTACGTACACGCCAATTTGATGTTAGATGCACAAGCACGCCGTCTAATTGCTGTTGCGAAGGCCGCCATGGCAATGGAAGCGAAAAGGGAGGCTGAAGATCAAGTTAAGATCAAAAGGGCGGGAAAACGTACCAAGAGCGATGAGACCCGCAAACCCGCCGGATTTGATGCATACACCATCAGAGATGAGGATCGTCAAAAAGCCTTTGCTCAATATTACTCCAAGCGTGATTTGTGGTCACCCGATGAGTACAACGCCGATTGGCTGAAGAAGTACGTGATCCCGGGGTCGAAGATTGCTCCTTCTCAAGTCCTGTGTCAATACGACGTTTACAAAACCATTTACCACTGCACGGGGAAGTGGGGGATGGAAACGTTGATCGATATTCTTACCGAGGCGGGTCACCAAGCAATCGGCATCCGTGATGAGGCTCAGAAATTTGAGGATATGCTTAGATACAAGGTTGTGACGTCAGAACCATTTGAGGCTTAGATCAGAGGGCTCAGAATGGACGGAGTAAAGTGTTTCTGTGGACAAGCGGCCTATCGAGGAGAAGTGAAAAAGGATGGACCGAACAAGGGAAAGTATTTCCTTCGTTGTGCAAAATGGCCGCACCCCGGTCACTGCAAATTCTTTGAATGGAGTTTTGCTATTGCTTTGAACAATACCACACCTGCGCCCATTGTGACCCCTGTACAACCTCCAGTCTTAGTCACACCCTCGCAAATGCTTGACAAAGAAACAAATTTGAGGATTGTGAAACTCGAGTGGAGAGTCGCCGTTTTGGAGGATGTGATTCGAGAAATTGGAAAAAGCTGTAATCTTCGCACAGAGGGGTCAAAGTAAATTTGAATGTCGGGCTGGAGTACAGGCTTCCCGCGCAACGTCGGCACAACTAGGATCGTGAACGATTTAACTGATTTTACTAGCCAACGTCATGTAACCTTTACGGGCAATGGATCATGGGTGGTACCCGCTGGTGTAACATTTGCCACGTTTCGAATGCGCAGTGGTGCGCAAGGGGGGTGGGGAGGAGGCAGCGGCGGCGGTGGCACAGCGGCTGTGGGGGGCGGTGGAGGCGGAGGTGGAGGCAGTGGAGTTGGCTTCTTCTCCGTTCCTATGTATGTGACCACTACCCCGGGAGAGATTTGGACTATTACTATTGGCGCGGGCGGTGTGGGTGGTGCAGGTGGTGCAGGCGTTGCTATCAACACTGCTGGTAATGCAGGAGGTGCTGGTGGTCAGGGTGCATCGACATCTGTCACCAATGGAATTGTTACCTACGCAACTCCTCCCTCGGGATATGTGACCGCAGGCGCATTGCAAGGAAACGGAGGCGGTAATACTACTGCAGGTACCTCCGGGTCCACGGCTACTGCGTATGGAAGTACAAATGCTACTATCGGATTTGCCGGTGGCGCAGGTGCCGCTAGTGGTGTTGCCAGCGCCGCCAACGGTACAACGGGCACCACGGCGTCAAGTGTTATGAATCGCTTTCTCCTCCCCACGTATGCCAGTGCAAGTCTGGGTGGAGGTGTTGGGGGTGGTGGAGGCGGGGGTGCCGGTGGCGTGATACAAGGTGCCGACTCTGGTCCTAATTTGAGCAACGGCGCTGCTGGTGGAGCTGGTGGGGCTGCTGCGGGTAACGGTGCAGCTGGAGCAAACGGGGCAAATGGCGTTGATGGTGCCGGGGGTGGGGGGGGAGGCGGTGGCGGCGGAAATGGTGTGAATGCAGTTAGCGGCCTGTCAGGAGCAGGGGGCAACGGTGGAAAGGGCAGCGACGGATTAGTACAGATTTTTTATTAAACTCGCTCACCTTAAGAGGGTCCAAAGTAAATTTGAAATGGCGTCATGGAGTGCCGGCTATCCACGCAATTCAGTCACTAATCGATACCTGAATAATTTATCTGACACTGGCGGTGGTGCAGTCGGAGCCGCAGGAGGGGATTTGTCAGGCACATACCCCAATCCGACAGTGACCAAGTTGAACACACAACCAGTCGCCGCCACTGCACCTGCCAATGGTGCCAATATGGCATGGAATGGCGCTACCTGGGGACCTGAGGACGTTTCTCCTTATTATGGCACTAATACTGCCATCAATCACGGCACTACTTGTGTGACGGTTGGATCGGCGGCAACTACCTTAGCTACAACCGATTCAGTTGCGGTAGGGCATTCGGCAGCAACAAGCGCCAGTAATGCTGTTGCCGTTGGCAAATCCGCTGTTGTTGGTGCGGCAGCGACAAACGGTATTGCAATTGGAAACGGAACGTCTGTCGATGCGATTAGTGGCCTGGCTATGGGGCACAACAGTTATGCAAATCAGTATGCGGTAGGCATTGGAGATGTCGCGTATGCGTGGAACGATTCAGTTGCTATTGGTAATCACGCAACGGCGAACGGTACGGCAGGTGTGGCAATTGGTAGTGCGGCAAGCGCGAATCCCACGGGCAGTTACGGAGTTGCAATTGGGTACAGCACCGGAGCAAAGGGAAGCAACAGCGTGGCTATTGGATATTACAGTGGCTATGCTGGCAATAGTTCGGTTTGCATTGGCGACAGCAGCAATTGCCCTGGCACAAACAACGTGGCGCTTGGTCCATCATCTGCAGTTTCGAACACATTGACCGACAGTAGCATAGCCATTGGTAATCTTGCATATGTAAATGCCGTCAATAATGGCATTGCAATTGGCAGTTCAGCCACGGTAGCCGCTACAACAGGTGTTGCCGTGGGCAAATCTGCCGTTGTCAATGCAACTGCAACCGATGGTATTGCAATTGGCAACACGGCTACTATTGCGGCTGCTACAACCTCGGCTGTTGCGGTTGGCAAAAGTGCGAGTACATCCGGAAGTAGTGGCGTGGCAGTCGGCGTATCCGCAACCAGTTCCTCTGCAAATGCTGTTGCAATGGGCGGGACCGCAACTGCAAGTGGTGGTTCTTCAGTGGCGCTTGGCACGCTGACAACGGCCAGTGGAGCAAATGCTATTGCATGCGGCGCTGCTGCAACTGCAAGCGCAAGTGGTGCCATTGGCATTGGTCCGGCAGCCAGTAGTACAGCCACACAAACAGTGGTAATCGGAGAAAGTGCGAGCGCAGCGGGCAGTGGCAGCGTGGCAATTGGTACAAGCGCGGCCAGTAGCACACAAACAAATGCGGTGAGCATTGGAAAGAGTGTTACCAACGCGAATACTACGGGAGGTGTTGCCATTGGCTATTTAGCGCAGACTGGAGCCGCTATTCAAGAAGGAATTGCAATTGGTGCGTCGTCAAATGCTGTTGGGCGACGCAGCGTAGCAATTGGTAGTAATATTTCCACTACCGGTAACGAGGCTGTTGGCGTTGGATATGGTGTAATTACCAGTGCTGCCGACACACTCGCTGCTGGACGCCAGGCCTGGTGCAATGCAACACAAACCGTCTCACTCGGCGCAGTAAGTCAGGCGCAGACTGCTGGTGGTACTGCTCTTGGTTACAACGCGGCATCCACAGGATCCAACGCAAGCAGTCTGGGTGCCAATTCAACAGCAAGTGCTTCCGGGGCTGTTTCTGTGGGTGCGAGTGCCGCTGCGAGTTTTGCAAATGCCACGTGTGTGGGCACTAGTTCTGTGGGAAACGCAGCCAGTGCCTGCTGTTTTGGAGCTAGCGCGACCGCAAATGGCGTTTCGTCTGCTATTTCTTTGGGTGGCGGTGCCTCGCCTGCCAGTGCGAGCTATGCCTTGGCAATTGTGACCAATTCCAGCTCGTACACCGCAACCGCGCTTGGGTGCACCCTTAATACCAACTCGCGCGTGATCAGACATTATGGTGGAGTTTACGCAACAACAGGAGGAGCCGGCCCTACCACACTGACGGTAGCAAGTGCACATGTTCAAAACTTTACCACGGCGCAAACAGTGGTCATGCCGGTTACAAGCACTTTGGCGCTGGGCACTGAGTTTGTGATTCTGAACACAAGTGGTGGTAACGTGGTGGTGCAGAGTAGTGGTGGTAACACTATTATTACGCTGGCTACGCTTACCAGCGCTCGTTTGTTTTGTCGCGGTACAGCGTCAACAACTGCTGCGGATTGGTGTGCTGTTGGTCCAACTACGTGCACTTAAGTCCCTAATAAATACACCATTTTAGAAATGGAGGGTCAGCCGGCAGTCGTTGTTTCGGAGCAGCAAGTGGAAGACAGTCATCAAGTGGCAGCTATCATCACGCCTGCCAAGTACGACGAGATTTGCGCGGCTTTGCAATGTGCACCCGGTCAGGTGGGGCAGACACTGTTGTCGCAGGTGCAGCAACAGATTGATGCGCGTGCAGATGCCGAAGTGATGGAGGCTGTTCGTGATGTAAGACAGGCGGGAAAGAGTGCACAACTCGCTGCTGCATTTGCTCCGGGAGGATCGTTGGCGAGTCTGCGTAAGGCATAAAATTTTCAAATTCGAGAGGGTCTGAAAATGATCGGATCTTTGAATATGCTCGGACAATACGCTGCAAATTACCCAAGGCAAATTGCACCCAATCCAACCGCGGCACCCCCGGCCACAATTGTTGCTACAAAGGTGGCGACATCTCCCATCGAGACAATTCAAATCGATACAACCAATCGTAACATGGCGATAGGAAACAACGCCGCCTACTTTGGGGCACAGTCCACTGCTGTTGGTGATGGCGCTGTGTGTTCTGTTGGTAGCTTTGGTAGTGCCTTTGGTGCTGGGGCTACCGTGGTGAATCAAGATGGCAGCGCCTTTGGTCGCGGCGCCAATGCCGCTATTCTCGCAGAGGCATTTGGGTCGCAATCCAATGCTTCCGCATCAGGAGCCATTGCCATTGGCTTTGCAAGCGTCGCCAGTGCTGGAGACGCCATTGCTATTGGCGACACAGCCAGTGCTTCCGCAGCCAACAGTATTGCACTGGGAAACAATGCTCACGCAACCGTGGCTGGTGACATTAACTTGGGCAATCAGGTGACCAGTGTGGCCGGCTCCAGTTTGAATCTGCGTACGGTGAACACTGTGGTTGCTGCTGCTGCCGGAGCCAGCGATGCCTATCTCCTGGTTTCGGTCAACGGTGTGCAGTACAAACTTCTGCTCCACACGTAAACATTCAA